GGAGGGATTTGAACCCCCGATCGCACTGTTATGAGCAGTGAGCCTTGACCGCTTGGCTACTCCCCTATTAATATTTTTTCATAGCAATATCAAGCTGTGCAATACGTGATTGCAAATATTTGATAATGACATCATTTGATGGATCAGGAGAAAGTAGTGTTAGATAATTATTCAGTTCATCAACGAAAGCAGCTTTCTTAAGGCACATTACCGAATAATTATCTTCCATACTTTCCTCCAAAAAATGGCGATCACCAAGGGACTCGAACCCCTAACCTAGAGAGTAGAAATCTCTTGCTCTTCCAGTTGAGCTAGGTGACCAATTACTTGACAGCGTGAGTTTTCTTGTGTTTAAGGCTTTTCTTAAGAACCTTCAACCACAACTTTTTCTCTTCTTGGGAGTCACCTTTAATAGCAGCGACATACAATTTATTGATGAGTTCTTTAGTTTTCATAACGCTGCCTTTTTATAAATAAAGTGTCAGTCGCGATACTACTAATATCCACTGACTCTATGCTCAACAAAGGAGAACACAGCATGATTATTTATCCCTCATCGTATACTGGTTATATTTACATTTGGTATGATACCAAAGCAAAATTATATTATATTGGCGGTCATTATGGTAAAGTTGAAGACAAATACATTTGTTCAAATAAACCTATGAAAAGAGCTTATAAATTAAGACCACATACATTTAAATTTAGAGTATTAGAATATACGTATAGTGATACTAATGATTTACGTGAATGTGAACAAAAATATTTAGATATGATAAAAGATAATGAATTATTATTATCAGAAAATGTTAAAAATGGTACTGTTAGATATTATAATGTAAAGAAAAACTCTGTAGGTGGAAATGGCAAAGGAACTAATAAAGGCAAATCTTCCATTGGTGGTTGGAATAGAGGGCTTACAAAAGTTCAACAATACACATTAGAAACTAAAGAAAAAATATCTATAAAGAAAAAATTATGGTGGGCTAATAAAAAATTTGAAGAAAATCAAAAACCTTTACATAATTTAGAAGCTAGAAAAAAGATGTCTTTAAAGAAAAAAGAATATTGGGCAAAAAGGAAAAGTGAGTCCGTTATTTGATAGGGTGGAACTCATACCCCAGACTTATCTTTTAAGCAGCAATTTTCATTGCGGAATAATTAATATTGTCATTATGTGCTTTTTTTGCAGATAACTTATTTATGCTTCTGTCTCGGTCCGCCTTTAACACACCTGTCGATCCTATTTCGCCCCCATCAAAGATACACCGTCCTTACGACGCCCCAAATTAATTGGCTCTAGCAGTTAAGAACGACTCAGCGGTCTTATCCAGTGTATCCGTGGTGGAGGCGGGGGGAATTGCACCCCCGTCCAGCATGTCTATTTCGCTTTCGTCATCGACATCAGCATATATTATTTATACCGTATATTAGATCATTAGTCAAGTTTTTTCTTTCCAGTTATGACCAATGTAATATTCCATCATGATCTCTATACCTTTAATCCAATGATCAGTATCATTTAGATCTTCAAGTTCAAATTGTTTTAAAGATTCTTTATTCAGCTTGTCAGTAAGATCATTTTTCTGTTTCAACAAACCTTTATAATCTTGAATCAAGGTGTTTTGAAAAATTTTATCAATTGTTTCATCATCAATTTCAATTACCATTTAACAAACTCCAATTTACCATCAGTTACTACAAAGTCTACAATGTTATAATCCTCGAACTGATCACCGCCATAGCGGAAATAATCTCTACCGCCATCCACGAAAGCACCATTACCAGCATCGCGATAATCATGACGGTAACGAGAATATGTCACAACACCTTCAACCTCTAAACCTTGGAATACTACACCATCAACAGCTGATAAACCATTAGCGATCATAAACTGATTGGTGTCATCAATATAAAGAGCGAAATAGTTTGAACCTTCTGGATGAGCTGTTTCCGTATAGAAGATAGCTGCTGGAAAGTTAGCCCAATCACCACTACGATCCTTAGCGCATGTTTCTAAAACATAGGTAGCCTTGTAATGATTTTCAATGTTCTTGATATTTTTTTCAGTAAGAAAAGAAGATTTAGTATTGACAGACAAACTGTTTCTATCAGTAATCAACTTACGCTTGTTCATTTTTAGTATTCCTATGCCCTATCTCTTCATCAGTAAATCCAGTATCAGGTTCTAACTTATCAAGTAACTCAATTGCTAGCTTCTTCCACGAATCACGTTGGTTCTTAATCTTTTCGTAACTAAGTTCCGATGGCTCATTTGCTACCATTGTAACAAAAACTTTATATTTTTGCAACCGATCAATTTCTGTTTCTTTGTTGGCAATCGTCTGCTTCATCTCCATGATTCCACCTGGTCCTTCGGTGAGACGTTTGATAGTTGTTTTTGCAACTAGCCATTTATCATAGTACATATCTGCTTCATCATCAGTCATCACATATACCTCTTTACAAAAATAGGACCAATTCTCCAATACGTATAAGGTGCTGCACCAAACATATAACCACCACCATTGAATCTAGTACGATTCCATACGAATATTTCGCCATACCTTGGCCAAATCCAACTTACAAACCACCTATCACTTAGTCGCATTATTTACCTTCATATACGTTTCGATTCGGCGATCAATGTATTCATCAAGATGTTCTTTAAATTTTTCTTTAACGAGTGGCAATATATTTTGACGAATATTATCAGCTGAACGCCATTCACCTTCATCATTGTGATGCCATTCATCATCTAAAGTATCGATCAACTTTTCTAACGAGTTAATAAAATCTTCAATAATGTCTGAACTTTTTCTTGTCATTTCGTCACCTTCAATAGAATAGTATTTTCATTAAGACGACCATTGGCAGGATTTTCCATTTCCTCGATCATTCGCTTTAGAATAATTTTGCCACCCTTTAGAACAGCTTCAATCCGATCATTAGTTTTGCGACCAATTTTAATAGATCGAGAAGTTGACTCGTCAAAATCAACAATGGTAGTGCCCCGAATATTAAGACCACTGGGACCCATAGCATTAAAAACGCTGAGAGTATTATACTTCGTATTAAAAGTCCAAAGAATTTGAGCACCGATGATAGAGTTAGGTGTAACCGATGCAATCTTATGCTCATTACTTTCTTTTTGAAATTTAACATTCTTAACTAACTTATCAGTTGATACTGGCTTTGGTTTACGAGTGGCTTTTGTTTTCTTAGCAACCGAACCGTACTTAGATGCATCCTCAAGCATCTTACCAAAGAAAACAATACGCTGCTTCAGTTCTTTCTTAGACCATTTATCATAGCCATCAACTTTACCTTCATAAGCATTAACTAATTCGCCAAGCCATGGGGTATAATACTCTAAGATCTTAGCAGCATACATAGCAGGAATTTCATTCTTCTTCAACCAATCATAAAGAGAAAAAGAATCTTCCTTATCAATCATCTCTTCGATATCGCCGATAATATCATAGCCTCTTTCCTTGATACGGTCTTGAATCGATGGCTTATCGGCGACAGCCATCGATTTTTTCTCGACTTCCAGATGAGTAAAGGCTTCTTTCAAAAACTCGTTTATCTGTGAGTCCCAGTTGTTTGCCTGAGCCACCATAGGAACGGCTAGGGACATCCTAGAGAGCCAGCAAGCTGTAAGAGGGAGCCATGTATCCGAAACCTTCTTCAGCCGCTGGAGGTCTTCCTTACGATTGTGTGCAGCAAGGTAAGAAGCCATATACTCGCGAGCCTCCTCCTTGCTGCACATGGCATTGTACCAGTTGAGTGATCGGATCGTTGAGTTTCCGATCTGCGTAGCAGTAGGTTCATCACCAAGATACTTCACATTCACAAGGTACTGTTCACTGCGAGTCTTACGAACAGGCTTTGGTTTGCTACGCTTAATCAACTTTGGTCGCTGTGCCATTCTTTAATCTTTCCAAGTCTCCAGAAAAAGGGAGACAGCTTTGTCCTCAACATATTTGGCGATATTCTTCAGTTCTTCGATATTATCGATCTTGTCGATAGCCTCGTAAAGTCGAAGCATTGCGCCATCATTACCAGCAGAGGCTTCTCGCCATGAGAAACGATAGCCATACTGTTTAGTCATTTCAGAATGAAGCGCATCTTCGAGAGTCGTTTCATTGCCGATATCGGTAAAGAGATAACGTACATAAACATCAGAACGATCATAATTATTGTGCTTGATATAATTGCAACAGTTATGCTGGCCAGTCTTCATATCGTAAACACGACCGAAGATATTAGTGCTCTTACCAATATAACCTATATTAGCATTAACTAGATCTTCTGTCAAGTCTTTTTTATGAATAACCTGATAAACACCATGAGCACCATATTCTTCGACTAGCTCAACGAACTTCTTAGACCCACGTCCGACAGCTGTCAATAGTGGTTGCCAATCAGTTTTGTTTTTAATCAAAGCAAGAAAGTCTGGCTGTTTTACCACTGGACTACTCCATTAATTACAATATGTTCATACCAACGAGAACCATCTTCGTTCTTCCACAATGCCCAAACATCATTATCTTTATAACGATACTTGATAAGGATTTTCATGTTAACATTCATTATGTAATATTCCTATTTCTCACATGTAACATTGAGATGTTTTCTTGTAGTTTTACCTGTTTGTTAGACCAAGACCAGCATTCACCAGTGTCATCCTGAAAACATACCCATAGCAAATGATGTTCTTGGCCGTAGTCGATAAGAAAATGTGCTTTGGCAAAACCTTTGGGTGTTTCTAATGGGATTGTAGGTTCAAGCTGTATGATCATTTCTCGTCAATCCTCATCTTGTCCATGAGAGCCATCAGCCTGTCGCTGACCTCATGGCGCATATTATAGCTGCCGTCTCTCCACAGCAGGGCGTTGATGTCGCTCAAATCCTTGATGTACTCGCCGAACACCTCGTGTATCAGCTGTTTACGACTATTAGAGACGACATGGTCAATGTATCCATCTAAGGAAGCATCGTGATTATGTATCTTCGTCCTGGATTGGAACTTCAGAGTGGCGTCGACCTGTGCCGACCCGCCCGCAAACTTGTATACGCTAGTCTCGATCGCTTTTGATAGCTTACTCATCACTTACTCTCCATAACCCTACGAGCTCTCTCGATGCAGTAGTCCCGAGCAAATACCTTACCACCTGATCCACCCTGATCGATCTGTGAGATGATCTCTCGGATGACTGACTCTAACTCTTTGATCCTGTCACCATAGACTACATCGTGCATAGCTATGACGGCACGAAGCTCGTGTATGTCCTCTACTGCACCCATCAGTTACCTACGATCTTTTTCTGTTTGATGTTTCCATTCTGATCTTGGAGAATGAACATGACATGCATGGGCTTCTCTGGATACTTCCTATCGTACACAGGTATCTCCTTGATGATCGTCCACTTAGAGCGAGTGAACAGCAGGTCCCATAACCAACGTAGCATCACTCTTTCTCCTTCAATGGCTCGACGAAACCTTCAATCAACCAATCATATGCACCTGAAACATCGTCAGCATCGATACTGTCAATAGCGTTCTGCATCATTTCCTTGAGAAATTCAATACGGTTTTTGAGCTGTTCATTTTCTTCACGTAGCTTTCCATTGATACCAGTGATATTTGTCATACCAGCGTCCAATGCCTTGATCATATCCTCTACTTCACTCATCACGCAACACTCCACTGATAATCGTCCTGAGTATACACTGATTCCATACCATCATATTCATCGATACGGTAAAGCGTACCTGCTGGAAGTTCACCAATCACCAAACGAGCACAGCCACCATCAGCCTCTTCGCCTAGCTCTTCGACTATCTGTACAAGAAAAGGATCTGTACGGGAAATCTCATTATATGCCCAACGATCACCATCGGGTGTATACCAGTTACCCCAGTCGCGATCCTCTTCTTTCTTGTAGATGAGACTCAATCCAGCCAGATCACTGTAACGCTGAATAGCCTTCTTTGACAGACCAAAGCCACCATAGCATGAATTGTATACGATCTTAGTCATAGCCCTTCTCCTTCTTCACAGTCTATTTCAACCTTCGCACAGGCGATGCGATTTGACATAGCCTGATTGTCCGCCCGTTCTTTTGATGGCCACAATACACTCAAGATTTTTAACGAAACAGATTCGGGATAAACATTCACCCACATCGTCCGTTTGATGCGTGGCTTCACTTCGATAAGGTCGGCCCCCTTAACGCTATAAACGCTTGTGCCATCCATGTACCAAGAAGTGTGATTCCAATTCCCACCAAAGTCCTTAAATGCCCCATGAACAGGTTCTTCTGGATGTCCATCCGTTGCATAAATCCGTACTTCACGGCCATCGCGTGTGCGGTACTTTTTATTGATATCGATCATAACTTACTTCTCCATGAGATATGTTTGTACCCATACGCCGACACCTGTTCCAATCACTGCCGAACCGAGGAAGTAGTTCCCCAATGCGAGATTTAGGATGCCAGAGAGGATGTTTAATCCACCAATGCTGTACCCAATGCTCTTCTGATTCCGCATAAACCAATTAACCATTTGAAGCCTCCACCAATATTACATCTTTAGAGGCAGTCATTAAAATAGCCAATTCTTTTCCTGATACAGGATCTGTAACATGACCAACCAATTTAGGATCATCAGCAAGAACAATGCCAGCCTCTTCTAGTTCCTCTGCAGTTTCATAATACATCCAAGCTCTCATGATTTTGACTCCCGCCAAGCAAGAATGTCACTGCCCATCAGAGGCATCCTACCGATATAGAAGTTTTCGACGATGCGACCATCAGTGTACATGATGTCAATGTACTTTGCCTCTAGAGGGATCGGTTCATTGGCACTCCACAATCGCTGCTTTTTTGAATTATCTGGCACATGATTGACCTTGTCAAATATTTTCTTTAGGAGGATCTCGATGTCTAGCAGCTGATTTTTGATATCAGTGTCACACTTCTTAACATCGTTTACTTTCTTGACCTTCCTCAATACCGTACATATCAAACTAGACATGTCATAATCTAATTTTATCTTACCGGAAAGAACCTGTTGATCTAGTACATGATCAATGACCGACATCGGAACAGCAGGGTGTCTCGAGGTGGCGTTTAATTCATTAAAGATATCCTTACGTGTGAACGTCTGATCATCTTTCGCCATGTCGATCCAGTGCACTACTCGACGTGCGTTTTCGATTCCTGTGTCCATCACGCAGCCTCCGCGTATTCAATAGCTGTTTCCAATGCCTTCGTCTTAACACCCTTATGATAACCATACCAAGCTGACTGAAGACGATTGTCAGCGTTACGACCAGCAAGGTGATCCGTCACATAAGTTACAGCATTGAATGCTTGCCACCACGTCCCCGTAGCATACTCAGTTCCTGGCTGATTGAACAAAGCACCCATAGCCAGATCGGCGTTCTTGGAGACTTCCTTCTTCTTGTTTTCATTAGAACCAGAAACAGGGAATACGCGACAGAAGTACTCGACGATGTTCTCATCTGTATACCGCTTCGAACCAAGGAACTGTGCCATTTCCTTATAGGTGGCCAGCTTGTCCTTCGCCACACCCAACATCTCCTTGACATTATCGCCATTGAAGACCTTACGGTGAGAGATCTTTGCCATCCGCTCGACCTTGCTGTTCAATGAAAGCGTCAGGGTGTTATTGCAGACGACACGGATAGGTGTGAAACGAACGTCGGTGGAATAGCCGTACTTATGGAAGTTAGAGAAGAGAAGATATGAATCGATCTTGTCACCCTTAAAGAGTTCGAATGATTCCTTCACCTTGGCCAATCCCCAGACGATCTTACCGTCCTGAAGCGAACCAGCTGTATGCATTTCCATATCACCAGCTGCCACGAAGTCGTTGAAGAATTCGAATGCTTCCTGATTCTGTACGGGATTCCAGTCATCAGAAACGATATCGAGGATCTGATCATCCATAGAACGAACCAATGCTGACTGACCAATGGCAACCTGTTCACCAGCGATAGTCGCGAAAGCAGGGATCTTCTGAACACCCCAATTAAGACCAGCAGCCTCGAGCATCTGTTCAGGACTCAAGTCGGCTGGAACTGCAGTACCAAGACCATGCCACGGAACAGCACCAGAATATGCCATTTGTGCCTTGCCATTAATCATTTCAATATTATGAGCCATTGGAATCTCCTGTTTTGGCCGTTCATCATATTATAATATTACGTCTGTTTTCGAAATAAGTAAACTGTTTTTTATTCATATTTTTCGGGAGCATCCCAATCCTCAGGGCCAATGATCAGCATGACACTAGCCGAAGGGGAAATGGGATCATTGAACATGTTTCTCCGTACACCTGGATTATAGACGACCATCGGTGCGAAGAGACCTAGATTTTTCAGCTCGACTTCGGGATAATATGTAACGTACTTCTTCATGCTGCAGCCATCATAAATTGCATAGCCTGCACAGTCTCGACATACTTCAGTGCAGTGTAGCCTGAGACACTGGCGCGAACCATGCGGTCATCACCAATAGGGAATGCAGTCAGCTGAAAGCCAGCAGTCGAGAGGCTGTTCGTGCCTTCCATATGCATATAAGCCAATGACTCCATATAGGAACAGAGACCTTCCCAATCATCGAACATGTCACGCACGGATGGATTCATAGCGAATACCGCCTTGGCAGTGTTTTCGAAGTCGTAGTTGTCTAACTTAATCATTTGCTACCTCTTTCGGGGATGAGAATAAAACACATTCGTGGATATTATAATCGAGTCCTGAATCATATGTCAGCTGGACTTCGGCGTATTCAATAGCACCAGCACGATTATCCCAAATCATCGGCTTATCGAACATCACAAGATTGCCCTTATCGTGGAATACAAGAACGTAATATGTCATTGATTCATTTCCCTTAATCATCATCATATTAAGAGTATAACCTACTTTTATTATAATGTCAAGAAAAAAGTATCGTTGATATCACTGGAGTTTTTTGATCCACTCCAGATGATATCGATACTGTTTTTCGATGAATTGAGGTGGGATATTCTCAGGCGTCAGCCCACCGAACAGCCCACTCAGATACTGGTTATAGTCCAGATTCCTTGACCGACAGTAGGCTGACACCAGCTTCAATAACTCCATTAGAGGAGACCCAGTTCTTTGTGAAGGAATTTCGGCACCAGCGTACGGGAATCGATTTCTTCCTGCAGAGCCATCTCGAAGTCCGCCAACTCGCGTCGACGCTTCTGATCGGCTGTGGATACTGCCTTCATGGTGTCGAGATTACGCTGCTTAATGACATCGTTACCACGCTGTGTCAGCTTCTCGGTACCAGCCAATAGCTTCTCGATCTGAGACTTGCCCTTGACTTCCTTAGATGCCTTCACTGGCTTCGCTGGCTTCGTAGTCTTGGCTGGCTTATCCAGCTTCCCTGGAGCCCAACCCTTACGGAGAAACGAGCAATATGCCTTACGTGATTCCTCAAAGGGGATCTCTACCTCTTCGGTCAGCTTCTGACATACCTCGAGATAGGACAGCTTCTGATGCTTAACCATGCAGTCGATGATACGCTGTTTCTTGGTGATGGTCTTTGTCATACTATTAGTTCCTGTTCACATATATGATTAATAACGTAATTCAGTGGAGTAGTAAAGAGAAATGTTATGCAGCTTCCAACATCGAGAGTGGAACGTTGTACTTACTGATGCCACAGTCGACGATCGCTTTCTTCACCTTGATGGACTTGATGACACCCTGATAGGTGGTATTACGAGAGGAGAATTTGACCTTCTGGCCGACATCAAGAGCACGCTTGGCTTTGCGTGCCAATTCCTCACGACGATATTTGATGGCTGCGATAACACGATTCAGATCGTCATGGGTTGCATCGAGCGAAACGAATTGGAGAGTGGTGTGAATATCAGTCATTTGCATTTTCCTTAGTGATAGAGTTTGTTGGTTTTGAACTCGGTGATCTTATAATAGACCCCACGGTCAGCAGCTTCCTCTGTCATGCGCTTGGTAGCCCACTGACGAGCATGGATAGCCTCGTCCTCATTATCGAAGACAGCAATCGGAAACTGTGTGCTATAGGTAGGATCTACCTCTGTGATTATGAATGAGTTAGTCATAGAACTGCTCCTCTCGTCCTTCATCAATTAATTCGTAACAGGCAGCGAACAGATCACCATCCTGATATAACTGCCACACGTATCCGTGCTGATCCGTGAAACGAGCAGTCGAGATCACATCATCCCAAGCTTCCCAGTAGTGCTCGTGTTCGGGCCCACTTCTAAGAATCGTACGATCCTCTTCTGAGATGCCTTCCCACTCGTATCCATCAGCGAAGATCTTCGGGATATAGATGCCGTTCGCATCCGATATAATAAGATCCATACCACGCATATTAGTTGCCTTTCACAAAGAAAAATTCGTATATTGCAAAGAGAGCCAGAAGCCCAAAGCCCATCTCTATCCATGGGGCGTACACAAAGAAAACGATATCGGCGCCAGCGGCGAGGGACTCGAGAGACTTAAACATTCAAACTTCCTTTTCATCAACTTATAATTCATCATAGCTGAGATTTGTTATAATGTCAAGAAAAATGTATCGTTGATATCATTGGAGTTTTTAGCTCCGTTCTCATAAGGCATTGCAATGATTAGGTAATAAAAATCGTTGTTTGTGAAATTATTTTTTGAACCGATCCACATCAGACGGAACAAGCAACAAAAGCTGATTCATATCCCATTTCATGTATTCCCATCCATATCCATTGAATAGATACAGAAACTCAGCATCTGATGCTTTAAACTCAGCAATCAATTCTTTGATGTTATTATGAACTACTGGCCGTTCATTTGCATCGTTTGGCATATATTCAATCGCTGTTTCCAGTGAAGATACATATCCACATTCCATCAGATCTTCTACTTTGTCGACAGTAGTATAATCATGGAGCAAAGTATGTCCTACTCCAGATAGATATCCATCAAAGTGGACTCGCATAGAAACTACTTCAGATGTATTATCGAAAGCGACCATTGAACGTGTTGACATAGTATATAATCCTCAGTTAGTTGTTAATTTAAGTTGAGCTATAGATTCACCATCATCATCGATAAAGTCAATTACTTCACCATCATGGATAATAGTCAATCCTGCGACCTCATCATAGTAAATCATGGGGTCGGCGGAATCACAACCAGAGAACGCATGCCAGTCAGAGTCAGTAAATGGTTCAAATTTAGCTGACGCGAGTAAGGCTAGTGCCTGGGACATAGTCATTTTCATTTCGTTTCCTTTTTCATCAATCATCATATTATCACTATAGCGGAGATTTCTTATAATGTCAAGAAAAAAGAGACACTGATATCACTGGAGTTTTTTGATCGTGTGTGCTAACCCATTGATTTCACTCGATAATAAATGTTACTACTCGAATAAACTATTTTTCACATTAACAATCGCCCATAAGCCATTGATCTGAAAAAGTCCCCGCCAAACTCAATTGGCAGAGACTCCACATCGCTTCGATTTAATTTAATTCGATTTAAATCGATTAGAATAACTAATGAGTTATAGATATTCTAATGAGTTATAGATATTCTAATGAGTAATCAGTGAGTAACCGATAGTAATCAGTCATCAGATCCATAGTCACTTACTAGACGTACTACTTGTCCATCAGTAATATACCCGAGTGCATGTAGCATAAGTTGCACCTTTTCTAGTACTGTATTTACTGTTGTATCACTCGCATCAAATGACATACTCCAATTTGTATCAGTACGATCATTTACTTCAGTATAGAATGATAGGCTTACGTTTGTTTTGTATACTTTCTTGGTCATTGTTGGTTCCTTAGGTACAGTTGGTATTGTTGGTCAGTCTGGTCACGCAGGTCAGACTGGTCATTAGTATTCATATGCATGTATAGGTCACGCAGGTCAGCTTGGTCATTAGTATTTGTATACTGACTCATTAGATATTGTAATCTTTCAAACTGAACTCATTACTAATAGTAAGGCCATGATTGCATAATGGTGCATAAGCATCAGGTCCAAATCCTAGACGTTCATAGATTAGATATCGATAGCTACCACCTTCAATTGCATGTTCTACTATATGTTTCATTACCCATTCAGTAACTACTAGCTTAGTTTCATAGTCAACATCATCTATTGTCATGTTGAAACTCCCCACAGTAGTCAGTCTTATCTTTCTTTATAGTATCAGGAAATCTATGACATACAATCATTTCTTCTTCTCTAAGTTTATCCTTTAACTGCGATAGGCCTAGATTAAACATCTTTTCAATATAGAAGTCACGCTCTAGTATCGGGCGACTGCAATACTCATCCAGTATCTCTTGCTTACTCTTGATGATAGTATTAAGTAGCTTAACATTGACATCTATTGGTCTAGCATACTTACATACACTACAGCGATCCATTACTTCTTATCCATCATTATAACATTGCCTGGAAACCCACTATAGGTTTCTTCCAGCTTCTTTTGTGTTTCTTCAACTACACCCATCAATCCAAATAACTCCATGGTTTGTCTGGTAGACAGGTCAGATAGGTTGACTCCGCCATACTTCAATAGCTTCAGTTGCTCTAGTACAGCTTCTAAGTTATCTCTATACTCGTTATCGTTCATGACTTACTATCCAAATATTCAGTATACTCATCGCACAATGCCTCATGCATATCCTCATTGCACTCAATATCAATGTATGAGTAGTCGCCATCAGGTTTCACATAGGTCAGCTTGGTAACAGAGTAATTGATACGTCTTACCGCTACAACATTAATGCTTGACCAGTCAATGATGATACTACAGTTCAAATGATCATAATACATCTTCCTTGTTAGTTCATGAATTTTATCAGTGAGATGGTTGATCTCTAAAGCCTTAGAATCTAATTGCTTTACTAGCCTAGAATTATTATTCTTCAGTTCGTCAATCTCAAGACGTAGTTCGTTAATCAAACGGCTATTAAACATTTTGTTCTCTCCTATTCATATTGTCAGTATAGCTCAGTACTAATAAAATGTCAAGAAAAATATATCGTTGATATCATTGGAGAATTTAGGAGGTAAATATAAATCTCATCTTATCGAAGTAATCAGCAGTATTCTTAACGAATACCTGTGGTTCTTCATGATCTACGGCAATAACAATTGCTATTTGCTTAATGTCTGTAAGTAGTCTTTCGTTGGCCATGCTAGCATAACATGTAGCCTGAAGGAAATAGCTTTCGATATGCTTCTCTTCCTTCAATCGTCTGGATGTTTTAAAGTCAACAATACTTGGTATACCATCGAAGTCAGCTATTAGGTCAGTTCTACCAGCTGTATTCAGTTCCTTCGACCACAATGGATACTCTAATCCATATACTGTTGTGACTCTTTTATCTAATACATCACGTATAGGTGCGAAGGTAAACAGATTAACTGGCATCTGTCCCTTACGGTAATCTTCACCTAGTAAGTACTTCTCAGCCATATCATGGATGGCTGTTCCTCTGTTGGCTGCTTGGGTAGATATCTTATTGGCCTCTACTTCACCAACCTTCTTACGCCAAGCATCTAATCCGCTCTTGTCTAGCTTACTACCAAGAACAGTAGTAACAGATGGGAATACGCCATCGGGAGTTAAGTAATGACGCTTCCCATCTATTTCTGTAGTTTCAATTTCAGGCTTATCATATAGTTTTAATGTAATCATAACACCACGTTAAGGTTGTCTTTCATAATAATATATTCCTTGACAAGAGAAGATCTCACAATATCTTCCTTTTGAAAGTCAATGAACTCAAAGGACTTCATCTTCTGAAGAACACGCATGAAGTCAAGCAATCCATTCTTATCACGCTCAAATGTAAAATCTGACTGTCTAAAATCGCCGCATAACATAATTTTACAGTTCTTACCAATACGAGTAATAACAGAGTCAAGTTCATGGCCTGTCATGTTAGCTATTTCGTCAACCACAATGATACAATCATTAAGAGTAATACCACGTATGAAAGATGTGGAAATAAAATCAACAACATTCTTAGCTTTAAGATATTCATAGGCATCTCCTCTGCCAAATAACTCACTGAAAATAGCATAGTAAGGTGCTTCATACACTTTAGCTTTTTCTTTGGCATTACCAGGAAGGAATCCAAGATCACGAACGGCGACAGTACTACGAATAATAACAATCTTTTTGTACTTGCTATTAGGTTGTAGTATTTCTCTAGTTGCTAGGTAGTTAGCGATGAAACTTTTACCAGTACCTGCGATACCATGAAGTAGGATATTCTTATTAGCTTCGTATGCTTCAAATGTTTTACGTTGGTTCTCAGTTAATGGTTGTATATCTTTTAGAGTAAAATTTAGTTTTTGAGGATTTTCCTCTATCCCGCCTTGCTGTTGCTGATTACGACGACGTTCTTTTCTCGTTAGGCGTTTTTCTGACATTGGTACTCTTTATGTGTTATCGTTACTGGTTCCCTTAAAAGGTATTGACAGTTGATCTTTTAATACCTCTATTTGCTTCGCGTTTAATCTTCTTCAGTACATCACGGAAACCTGCATCTGGTTTCTTATGATATCCTGAGATTATAGCAGGGGCTCCATTAACTAGCTGCGTAATATTTGGGTTAGATAACAAATATTCATCAAGTTCACTAATAGACATGAACTCTTCGAACTCATCACCTGTATCATTATTTAAGAAATTGTAGGTGGGCATTTTCTTCCTCGTATTCTTCCATGTCAAGTAACACATCAATATTTTTAGTTCTTAGAGCACGATCAAATCTTTTCTCTTTACGGCGATCATTTACTGTTTTCTTAGTTTCATAATCACCGTCCATATATTCGCGATCGATAACATTGAACTTTTTTTGACGACTCTTGGACATGTTACTTGGTGTTCTCCTGAGGAAAAAGATCTGGGAATGCCTGCTTTGCTACTTCAGCCGTGAGACCCTTAAACGGCGATTTCTTATCCTTAATAGCCATCAACATCTTTGCATCAGCTGGTGCTACTGTTTCTAGTAATTCAATAAACATTGCTTCACGCTTTAGTTGCTTTAGTCCAGGATTTCCACCCTCAACAAAGTGTAATAACTTACGTGCTTCAGCGAACAGTACGTTCTCTTGGTCAACTAGGTCATTTGGTTTATATGGTGCATCGCCTTCTGGCAATAGAAATTTGATACGAGGATCAAATGCTGCCTGAAGAATAGTGCGCAATGCATAGCAATCACTTTCTTTTAGTGAAGCTACCTTTTCTTCGTTCTTCTTGAGCTTACTTACTTTCTCAAGATACTCTGCTATTCCAATTCTCGTACCCATTTAAAACTCCGCAATGTTTTCCATTAGATTCTTAAGGCGATTGACTATGAAGTAGTTCATTAGCTTCTCTTTACCTTTTGGCTTTTGTGTATTATATGATTCCAATACTTTTTCTTTGATCTCTTCAGGAATCATAGTAAGATCAATCAACTGCTTGTTACGCATATAGTTACGCTTCAGCTTATCGTCAATACCGTTCTCGATAATAGTTTGCATCTTCTTTTGTGTTAGTGGCTTCTGACGTTCACCAACAACGAAACAGTTGTCATTTGATAATACGTTAGGTACACCATCGCCTGAATCACCTTTAAGAATATGTTCTTGGAGGTATGCTTCTGGCATTTCGTGTTGAATAAACCTTTTACGTACAGGATCATATTGCTTAACATTATCATACTTATGTAGCTGAATGAAGTCTTTATCACCAGATAGAATAAGAATATCCTGTGCAGGAAACTCACTGTGCTCTACTACAAGAGTCGCAATGATGTCATCGGCTTCCGCTGATTCGATATCAATAACACGGTATGGGAAATATTCTTTGAGTTCAGCACGAATCTTATTCATGCATTCGAAAATAGACTGCCAGTTAAGTTCAGAGTTTTCGATGTTCTTCTTGCGATTGGCTTTGTAGTATGGAAACACTTGTTTACGCCAGTAATTCTTGTTATCACAAGCAATAATCATTTCGCCATACTCATCGGCAAACTTTTGTTTATATGATCGCAAAGCATTAAGGACCATATGGCGAACCATATTCTCTTCTAACTGAGCATTAGTATGATTACCTAACTGCATCATTAGATTAGATAACATGACCTGATTCAGATCAACGATAATAATTGTAGCCTCCTACCATAATGTAAATTATTCAACTTCAGTTTTAGTTTGCATCGTTATACTTATATTGTCAGATATTTTAAATGCACCTTCTTGTTCTTCATCAGGAACAAACATATTTTCAGCCAATATTGAAAGTGGATGAAATATACCGTGGTGTTTACAGAGCATAGACTTTAATGATTCTACAACAAGTGCACCGTCTTTAATATATGGATCGAGTTCTTCTTCCTCAACACCAAAATCGAAACCAGCGACTGCTAAACTAGAGAAGAGATTGTGTAGTACGGGGAGCAATGTTTCTTGGATATGAACCAATTTCAAATCTTCCATACGCTCTTCAATTTCCTCCAAATCATTTGGGACGAATTTATCGTTATTATTTTTCTTCGGAAACTGTATCACATTATCCATTATAACTTCCTTACTCTAAATGTCAACTCTTTTATTTATGTTAACAGTTAGACATTAAACGACTGCCATAGTTAGTGAATTTGAAGTCGAACACTTTACACTCAGTCCCTGTGGTCACTGCCTGAATAACTTCTTCACGCTTATCGGGAGTAACATAGAACACAAAGAAACCACCACCACCAGCACCAAGCAGTTTGCCACCTAATGCACCAGCTTCAATAGCCTTTGAATATACAAAGTCGAAATAGTATTGCGAGATTTCTCCAACGACACCCTTCTTATCCATCCAAGCATCATGCAACAACGCACCAAAGTCATCAATTTGACCATTGGTAATGTATTCAGCAGCAGTATATGCCTTATCACGGCTACGCTTAACCATGTTGAATTTATTAACATCAAGCATAGCTGCTGCTTGCTTCTGTAGGATGCTATTAGCTGAACGAGACTTACCACTGTATACTAGCAACAGGTTATCTTGTAGCTTATCGATATTGTGCTGTTGGTATGCGAATGATTTAACAGTAACAGTATCGTTTGTATTGAACTCAAACAAATTCATACCACCATAAGCAGCCGCATATTGATCCTGCTTACCTACTGGATAGCCGCATAGGTTACGTTCAATGTTATATGCTGTTTGCGCCAGTAACTCTGGTGATAGCAGGTCAGCTGTTTCCTGCAAACTAGCAAGAGCATGAATCAAGCCAGTAGTAAAGGCTGAAGAAGAACCAAGACCTGAACCTTTTGCAATAATATCAGAAATAGAAGCAATCGTTAGTTCTTTATCAATACCAACTAGCTTCAATGTTTCACGAGTGATAGAATGTTGCATATCGCTAACATCTTCTACCTGTGATACTTCATCATACATTGTTTTAATACCAATGTGTTGAGTTTTATGCACAGCAATGTAAATGCACTTATCGATGGTTACTGATAATGCAGCGCCAGCCTCCTGATTAAAGAAGGCTGGCATATCACTACCACCACTAAAAAAACTAATACGAAGTGGGGTCTTTGTAATGATCATAATTAATGAGTCCTGTAAACGAATCGTTGTTCTGGTTTGCCACGTTTTTCTGGTGGGTATTGGTTAACCAAGTCAGTAAGCATCATAGTCCATTGTGTCTTGATTTTATCAATATTATAACGGCTATCAACGAATGCTTTATTGAAGTTGATCATAGGTAAATGATTACCGCTACGGACAAAATCAACTGCACTGGTCAAATGCCTATAGAATACATCAGCATGAATCGTTTTATTCTGTGAGTCACCTTGGTACATAATATTCAAGCCACCAGATGTTTCTGGTAATGCACCATAGTTAGGATGAACGCAAATCATTCCAGCTGACATAGCCTCAAGCATTGCACGGCAGCTGGTTTCAAGCCAGATGTTAGGATATGCTAAAATATGGCAAGTATTAAGATGGGCTTTTAGGTCAGCATTAGGTACGAAGCCATGATAGGTCATCTGTGGGTGCTTGCGTACACGATCATACAATGGTTCGAACTGCTTATCATAATCATCCCAACCATAAATCTTAAAGCTGGAAAATACATCAAGATGAATGTTAGGATCAGTTTCTGCCAACTTCTCAAACACAGGAAGAAGAATATCCAAACCACGTTGAGGTGTTGAGGTATAAGCAAGACGAATAGTCTTATCATCTTTCATTGTGAATACATCATTTGGTGCTGGATCAATACCAGACTCAAGTACAATAGACTTCTGGTCATATGGTACACCATGGATCAACTGGTAACGTGTATACTGCCAGTCACTGATGAATACAAACTTATGAAAGCTATCACGGAACTCTTGTGTTTGAATCTTCTTTGACTCTGGATCTTCTGGTAGGTCATGACACCAGAACAAACGAATCTTAGACATATCAAGTTCACGTGGTCGCGAACAAACAATTTGGAAATTGCTTAGTAGCTCTTGGTCAATCAGGTCACCGAGTCTACGCTTCGCTAGTTCCGTACCACCATTTGCATTTTGGGATACTTCGTTCTCTTCAAACGGCATATTAAGTTTCACCTTTCTATAAATATATTATCAATTGTAGGTCACGGGACTGTCATCCCTACCTACTCTAAATCTGTTAGGAGATCCAGCTATGTCTATTTATACGCCTTACACTTATCTTATTGGATGGTCTGAACACAAAAAATACTATTATGGTGTTCGTTACGCTAAAGGTTGTCATCCATCTGATCTATTTAATCCTTATCAAACATCATCAAAATTTGTAAAAGCATTTATACAATCTTTTGGTTTGCCCGATATTATAGAAGTCAGAAAAATATTTACAGATGAAATATCAGCCCAAAATTAGGAAAAGAAAGTACTAACTAAACTAAACGTTTTAACATCTGATATATGGTTAAATGAAAATATTGGTGGAATATTTACCAATAAAAAACCATTAGGATTTGGAAAAGGTTCTAAAAATTCTATGTATGGCAAAAAAAGACCAGATATAGCAGAAATGAATCGTAATAGAATTAATCCATTTTTAAATAAAAAAAGACCAGGACATTCTCTTAAAATGAAAGGTAAAAATAATCCGATGTCAGAATTAGGTAAGGGTTTGTTTTTTTGGAATAACGGTATTATTAATATTAGATCTAGAGAATGTCCAGGAATCGAATGGCGAAGAGGACATAAGCCTAAAAATTAGATACTAAATCCACTTGCTGCTGCATCATTAAAAAACATTTGACAGGTTTCTTGGGAAAATTGTGTAAGATCTTTACCGAAACCTTTGACCTTCTTAATTAGGTCAGGCGTCATGGTGATAATATCTACACTACAACGTTCTGCTTCAACATAGCTAAATGCTTGACGAGAACTAGCCCAAAGGAACTCGATGTTTTCCCTTTTATAATATTCAGTAACAATACCATCAATCATATCGACTGCATCATAACCTGCATCATTAATTCGACCAGCAAAGATAGAAACGATAGCTGGTGTTACATCGTTCAATGCATCAATAACTTCGCTAACCTGATCTTCAGTAAATACAGCTGTTACGTTTAGCTTGATACCTTCTTTACTCAGTTGGTTAATAATTGGTGCAGTACTGGTACCATCGATATGCATTACTGGAATTTTTACATAAACAGAATATCCAGCATCCTTACCCCATGAGTCAATCAAACGAGCCTGACGAAGAATTTCTGCTGGTTCATCAGCAAACACTTCAAGACTCAGGCAAGTTTCAGGCCGATTGGCTTTAAGATATGTGATTGCTTCTTTAGCAAAACCTTCATAGTCAGTAATGCCAGCTTGCTTCATCAATGTAGGATTGGTAGTGAAACCACTAATATCTAAGTCAGCAGCTGCTTTCTTAATGCCATCCATATCAGCGCCATCGGCGTATAACTTCAAAGTCATTTATTCAAACTCCATATTAAAGAACATGCTCTATATACATTTTCAGCTTCATAGTCTGGCTTAATATGGTTATATTCTTTTGGGCACTCATACTCATCAAATAAACCATCTTTAACCCAAATTGTTTTTACACCAGCATTGTATCCGCAAACAACATCTCGCCAACGGTCGCCAATGAAAAAACTTTTACTTCTATCTATTTTATATGTTTCTACGAAGAAGTCAACCATCCCCGTACTAGGTTTATAATAATTTGAGTTACGTACTCTGGCTGAGATAACATCATCAAAGCCAAAGTACGTTTTATATAGCTGCATCATATCGAAATGAAAAGCATCAGTAACTTCAGGATCTGGTTGGTT